CGAGCAGTGTAAGCACAGGATTCCCAAGTGACTTCACCAACAACTACATAGCCATAAGGCCAACACTCTTGGAGCGAAGGACTGTTATAATAAGTGTAGTATTCATCTCCTTCTTTGACGGTCTTGTAGGGGTGAAGATCGTCGAGATGCAAACCAAACAAGATAGCATGATAATGTGGCCGGAACGTCTGAGAACCGTACTCGCCGGACATGAAGAAACGAATTTTATCATTTTCAAATTTCTTCCGAATACGCTTCATCAAAAGTTGGAAATCACGCTTTTGCAAGGTCAAAGCTGGAATAGCTTCTCCGGTCTCTGGGTCAGGGTAGTAGGTACGGGGAACATGGTCATCATCATAAGTGAACGTGCAGAACCAAGCAGAATCATGATATTTGAGTTCGAGTAAACAACGGTTTGCCCATTGCCTTGAGTAGTCAATGCGGCATCCGATACACTGACCACAGGGCAGTGGAACGAGAGCGGAGCGAGGATACTTATGGTTATGCCATTCGACATAAGTTTCACGGTCATCCGGGGTATAACCCAGCATCTTCAATTCGCCTTTTCCGTTTTCCTTAGTGCCGATACGAACGGCAAAAATGGGATGATAACAAGGCATTCATAGAACCTCACAATTTCCGGCGAATACATACGCCTTTTCATTGTGGTCATCAATGAGCATGAAGCCATGGGAGTAAAGACAATGCACCAGATAAACGTGGCCGTGTTTCAGATTATCATAATCTGGACCGTAGTAAAGCACGAGACATGGACACATAAAAAAATCATCTCCTTTGAGATGATAATAATGTTTATGAACAAAAATATCAATTTGCTTATTTACTAAAGATTTCGGCCTACTCTTAGGCTAAATGCACAAATGTGCACGAAACCAAGAATATACTACTATTTCAGTTTACCATTAAATTTTAGACTTTATTATCTATTATTTTTTAGAAACTTGTATCCAACGGGAGTCTCCTACTAAACATTTTATCTTGAAATACTGCATACGTTCTAGACATGTGCAAGCAACTTCTACTATGACACGCAAAGTGACCTTTGGTGTCACTCAGCACAGTTAACATCAAGAGAGTTAACTGTGCTGAGTGTACGCCTAATGAAAATGGACGTACAGGCGGAGACCCACGGCGTTTAAACCGTGGGTCTCTTTTGGCGGCTAACGCCGCTTTTTAAGAAAAAATTTCTTTTATGATTTTTAGAGTAGCGGCCGTGACTACGGACAAAGACAAAACCATGATGATACTTTCCATATTTAACCTCCAATCATTTTTAAAAGACTTTCAAGCGACAAACCAATATTACCGGCAACCTGATTCAAAAATCTACCGTTACCAAAGTGAACGGCCTTATCCCAATTGATATCAGAAGCATACTTGGAAGCGTTATAGGACTTATCAGCTCCATACTTAGTACCAGACAAATGTTGATCAGCAGAATACCGAGTAGCGGCAGAATTAACCGAAGAACCAAAGATAGACGCCAAAGCGGCTTGACCTGCAGCATACCGAGTAGCAGAAGAACTCATAGCGGCGGCATCACGAGTAGCACCAGCATGAATACCAGCTTGCTTAATACCAGCGGCGGCGGCAATCTGAGCCACAATATGCTCCATAGCGGTGTACTTGTCTGCAACAGCTTCTTGAGTACGGGCGTTTATATTTGCGCTCTGTAACGCCGTCTGAGCGCCCAAGATGGAGCCAAGCAAGTTAGCAATAGCACCGGAAGCGGCTGTATCTGCATCGGCCTTAGAACCGCTTCCAAGGGACGCGGAAGCGGTTGCACCAGAACCAACAGCGGCGCCGTTACCATTCATAGCGGACAACACCGGATTAAGGCCAGCGGCCATAAGGTCACGGACTTCACGCTGATGAGCAGTATTGGACATCATTTCTTGCCACTGACGATTTTTAGCGGCTTCGGCAGAGTTAAACTCCATCTGTTTAGCAGTCATTTGCTCTGTCCAATCACGTTGCACTTTTGCCTGCTCAGCATTAAAAGCACTATTAGCTTGTGCAACACCTTTCAAACCGGCAATCTGATCGGCGGCACTGTTGACAGCCGGAACGGCTCCAACGCCATCCATCTCGTAAGCACTAGTTGTAGTACCAAATGCCATTATAACAACTCCTTTCAGAAAAAACAAGAGGGGGCCAAAGCCCCCTCTATAAATCAATGATGATCAATCAGGCCGGGGACGCTGTACATGGGCATGGGGCGTGTACAATAGTTCTTCACGTAGATATCAGCAAAAAACTGATTACTAACAGCAGATGTGACAGCCAAAACACGATCAATGTTTGCCTTGTCCTCTCTGATCCACGAATCAGATAAAGAAGGAAGGGTGTTGTAATCATCAGCCAGATGCCAAACGTCCAAAGATTGAGCATGAGCAGACCTCATTTCGCCGGTCACCATGTTAGGTTTATAGCGGTATTCAGCCCAAGCTTCTTGATAGCCGAAAACTTCGTTATCCTTGTCATTGCCTTGAGCAAAGATTTCCTTGTTCTTAATAGCCTGTTCACCAATGTTCGCAAAAACGGGCCAATAGAAATCAAACTTATCCTTGCGAGACCACAGGCGGTTTAAGCCCTGCTGATAAGTGTGGTCATAACGAGCGACCATAACGCCGATGATCAAGCCATGCTCTGTGAAAGACTTGGTAAAGTCCGAATGTTTGTCGGTGGTGAGAGACTGACCGACAACGGTACCTTGCGGCGTGCCGGAAGATACCGTGCCGGACTGCTGGACAATCTGATTAACATTGATAGGTACTCTGTTACCGCCGAGATATTCGGGACGCTGTAAACGAGCATCCGGGGACGTTACACCGAAGAAAGACCGGATAACTTCCGTATAACGAGAACCACCACGGGCCTGCTGTTCATAAAACTTCTGAATCTGGAAAGCAAGACGAAGCTGATTAATGGTAGCAGCCTGTGCAACAGAAGGCTGAACAGCAATCAAACCGGAGTTTTCAGGATGACCAGCAAGCTGATCAAGCGTAGGAACACCATAATAGCCAGAATAACCATTAGCGGTAGGGGAGGCACCACCAAGAGAAGAACCAAACAAATCTGGATAAATACCTTGCCGATCAGAAGATAGACCAAGAGCACCCAAAGTAGTACCATTAGTCAAACCAAGAGTTTTACCGTTACCTACAACATAAGTTTCACCAGCAGAAGCAACCGGGATTGTAACATCCGGGCCTTTCTGCGGAGCGGGAAGGGCAGAAGTGAAATAGTCATGATACTTTGCGGCAATAAAGGGCTTACCGCCCTTAGCCACATCTGTCACAAACGTACCAGAGTTGACACCGGCCACGGTACTATCATCCGTAGGCACAACAAGAGGATCTTGAAGGTTCTGGTCACGGAACCACTCATTCATGATCAGGGCATAAGCTCTAAAGGGCAAAGCAGACACAGAGAGACCAGCAACGCCAGTTGGGATACCAAAATAGTCAGCAAGAGTTCCAACACTCCATCCTTGACCAGCAGGACTTGTAATCTGGGGCATCGTGTATTCAGTCGCCGGAATCCATGCACTCTCCGTATTTTCACCACAAAATTCCTTCCAATGATCCCACAAAAGGCGATTGGGGACAAAGAAATAGTAGGTATCCAGATAAACGTTGTCCATCATAGGGGTGAGCAAAGTCTGCATACGGACAACCTTGGACGTATCTACGCTGAACGTATCGCCGGGCAACACTTCTTCGAGGAAAAAAGGGACTACATCACCAGCGTTGAACGAGGTCTTCAGGCTGGCGGAGCGGTCAAAGCGAGACCGGGAAATGTCCACATGGGGGGACAGACTGAAATGGGATTCGGTGTTTCTATTCATTCTTTCGTAACCTCCTTAGTTTCAACCTGAGGAATAGCAGGGACAGGCTCAGCAGCAGGCTCTTTCTTAATTCCGAGCCGTTCGAGGAAATCAGCTTCACCAGAAGCGGCGAGGAACTCCGTAAAGCTGTTACCAAACTTCTCACGAGTTTCCACAGGCAAAGCCATAAACTGGCGTTCCATTTCATTCATGTGGTTGAGGGCTTCGGCATAGGTCTTGGGGAAGTCGAGGAAATCACCATAGAAGCCTTGCTTCTGAGACAGGGCGTCAAAATCGCCATTGGCGTAACGCTTCATGAGAACGTGGATATCACAGCTTTCTGCATAGGACTGAATATAGTCATACAGATTTTCACGGCCAGATTCTTCGAGAACTACACGGCCTTTTTCATCATAGTGGCCGGCATAGGTGATATGCTCAGGAGAACCGGGGTCAGAAAAGATGCGATCACGAGAATCATACTGAGTTTTAAACTCCATATTATCACTCCTTTACAATGCACTGGGCGGCGTCGCAAAGCTGGCGAGGGGGGTTCAACGGCTCAATACAGCCGCCAACGTTGTCATAGGTGGCGAGCTTATACAAAGCAAAATCGTTGGGGTGGGAAGCGAGCAGGGAATCGGGCTGTCTAACAGCATGTTCAAAGTTACGGACAGCGGTAGCATCATTTACATCAACGGTGCAGGGCATGAACGTAGACTTGGCGTCCTTGATAGCATAGATACCTGTAATCATTTCTTATTCTCCTTTCGTGTCCGATTCAGACACAATCAAACGTAATAGGAAATAATGTAATCCTGAACATCAGGGGAAAGACCACGAAAAACCAAAATAGCCTCATCACGGGTCATAGCCGGATACCTCCACGGAAAATCTTGGGGGCGATGTTGATTTTCTTAGACTTGGCGGCGGTTCGAGAAAACACCTTCTTATCTTTACGCTTGAGCATCTTCATTACAAATTCCTCCTTAAAGATTTTAAACGGTTGGACTGTTTTTCTTCTTCAACGTCCCGCAGTTCATAGGAATCAAGAGACGTATTAGACAATTTAGCTTCCATAGCCTGTTGGGCCAGCTTAGCACGCAGGGCTTTTAACTCAGCGGATTTTTCTGGGCATTCGATGTCGAAGAGTTTATCATAGTACCTCGGCGGCCTGAACTTTTTACCGCCTTTCGGCGTAGAAACATTAATATACTGTTTTTCAACACAGTCAGGGTGATCATCAAAATACTGACGTGCAATTCCAGGCTTGCGGGACATGAGACAAAACTCAGGCTGAATATTGTGGTCTGAATAAAACTTAGCTTCCTTTCCTTTCAGCTTTTTCATAACGTAGCGAGCAGTGTAAGCACAGGATTCCCAAGTGACTTCACCAACAACTACATAGCCATAAGGCCAACACTCTTGGAGCGAAGGACTGTTATAATAAGTGTAGTATTCATCTCCTTCTTTGACGG